GCAAGGTTTGAGAAAGAAGATGCTGATGCTGAAGGTTATTTCTGGCTTCCGGTTTCGCCAGTAACCACAACACCTGTTGTATCTGTTAACGGAACGGTTACAGACTTTCAGCAGAAAGGGTTGGAGATTATCCGGGTAAGGCCTAATGCTACCTATTCAACCGTGACAGGAAATGAAGATACTTATTACTGTGATGTGACATTTACGGCCGGAAGGGTAAACGAAACCGCAAATACTATCATAAAAGCTATTGTAGCAGACCTTTTTAATAACCGCAACTCTGAGAACACTATCTCGATGGGAAGGCTTTCTTATAACGTGGTAAGAATGATTAACTCTATTTCATTAAACATCGGATTATGAACACAGGATTTAACAGTACGATAACGATAAAGGAGATTACTGAAACGGTTGCATCCGGGGATGTTACTCCCTCTTTATCATCTGGAGATACTGTTAAATGCCATATTAAGCAAATTGACGGAAGGAGATACGTGAGCCTTGAGGAGCTTGTTGACCTTGAGACTTACGAAATAAAATGCTTTGATAATTGTTACACGAATAATATAGTGATAACCTATGGAAGCCTAACACTTAGACCTATCCGGATATTCCGGGAAAGTGGCAGAAGTTGCACTAATGAATTAAAAATAATAGCAGTTGTAAAGAGATGATACAGGCTGAGATAATAGGGGCTGATGGAGTTGTCCGAGACCTGGAGAAGTACGGAAAAGAGGCTGGTAAGGCTATTAAAAAAGCTGTTGATGATACTGCAAAAGCTATTGAAAGTGATGCAAAGAAAAGGTTAAACGGGATGATGGGAAGCGCAAAACACTGGATAACCGGTACACTTGCAAAGAGTGTTCATAAGCAATTATCTGCTTCCGGTGATCTGGCGACTAACCTTGATCCTTTTGAATCTGCTGTCGGAACTAATTTAAAATACGCCCCTTACATTGAATTCGGCACAGGTGACTTTGTAGATATTTTGCCAGGATGGGAGGATATAGCTATAAAGTTCAAAGGCAAAAAGAAAGTAAGGGGATTTAAAGGGGATAGCTTTCTGGGGTGGGCTTCACTGAACCAGTCAAAGAAACTGCCTGAAAGGATAACAAAGGAACTTAACAAAGTGACTAATACGGGTAAAGCATGAGTACAGCGCATGTAGATATAAGTTATTCACTGATAAATGCTATATATAAAGCACTTAACGGTAATGTTACCTATATAGGAACTACATACCCTGTTTATAAATCAACACCAAAACCGGCACCATCTACATACGTGATTATTGATCAGATTAACTCAATAGAAAACGGGACAAAAGATTATTTCATATACGAGGGAACAGTAAATATAGTGATATGTGATGATTCCGCACAAAGGGGCGACAAGAAACTGGCACATAGTATTTTAAATGTAGTAAGGGGACTTTTGAAACCTACCCGTGCTTCCGTTCCCTCGCTTGTTTTTGGTTATACTGTTGACTCAGAGCTGATAACAATAGATTCAGAGCTGATAACTATTGATGCGGAAGGTGGAGGAGGGTTGACTTGTGTTTCATTCACCCCCGGAATGTTTAATGATTTTGTTGAACAAAGCGAAACAGGATATTCAAGGATAAGACTTATTGATCAGTATAACTTCATAATAAATTAAAAAAATGGCTGTAATTAATGGATCTGTTTATAGTGTATGGAACACTACCGAAAGACTCTGGAGCTGCAAAAACGCTTCATTAAAGGTTGATGTTGACCTTCCTGATGTGACCACAAAAGAAGATGCAGGATGGGCAAAACACATTCAGGGATTAAGAAACTGGAGCATAGATTTTGACGGAGTGTATGAAGATGCAGGGGGAAGCTCTGTACTTATGACACCCGCTGAAATACTTGCCTCGATCATTGCCCGGACTGCTTCAGCAGAGGTATCATTCAAGCCTGTTACCGGAACAGCGACAACAGGATGGAAAGGCGATGCTACTTTTAAAAGCATTACCATAACAGGTAACATGGAAAGTGGAATAACTTTCTCAGGAACTATTGTAGGCAATGATGCTTTAGAGGTTATAGCAATATCATAGATTATGGCTGTAATTAACGGAACAGACCTTTTGCTTTATGCAGACGGAACACTTATAGCTGCACAAAAAAACTGCACAATAACAGTTGAGCAGGACCTTTTTGATGCTACCAATAAGGAATCCGGAGGATGGGCGAGGCATGGAAACGGCTTGCTAAGTGCAAAGATTGACTTTGATGCGTTGGTAAGCACAACCGGGAAATCATACACAGAGTTAATGGCATATGTGACCGGGAGGACTGCACTACTTATAACAGTGCTGGGACTTGGTTATCCTATCATTGCAGAGGTTGATATAGCTTCAATCTCACTGAGCGCATCTCAGGAGACAGCGATGGGATTAACAGGCAGTTTTAAAGTCAACGGGGCATTGTTTGTTCTTAACGGTACCAGCGCAAACGTAATAACTGATCCTGACGGCACAAGCTCTAATTACGACACCCTGACAATATCAGGTACAGCGATAACATCAGGGATAAACCTTGCAGATGCGGCACTGGCACAAAGCAATACGTTTAGCGTTGCCGATGGGGATGTCTGGAAAGTAGCTACATTCCTGACTCTTAATTCCGGTCAGGCACCGTATTTCTCACTTGTCGAAGTGGGAGTGGGTGCAATTTCAAATGTGGCTCAGTTATCCGAGGGACTTAATATAGTTACCCTGACAGCAACCGACACCGTTGCAGCCGCCGTGCTTGCACTTGAAAATATCGCAGCCGCTAATTTTGCACTGTCAACAATTTACGCATGGAAGCACGCATAAGAGATATTGTTAAAATAAAGATGCCATTTCGTACCGGGTTCATTTTCCGGGAAAAAGAGGTGCCGTTCTTTTTTAAGATTATGACACTTGAGATGGTTTGTGATTTTCTGGGGATTGAATTTGGAGAAGTGAAATTCGAGGGTATATCAGAGGAGGATATCTCAAGGGCATTTATTTGGAACGCGTATCTTGCAGCCTGTAAAGAACTGTATAAGAAACCAAAATATACTATTCATCAGTCTTTCAATTGGATTGAGTACATGAGTAAAGAAAGCCGGGAGTTATACTTAAAAGAAATGCAGACTTTACTTGGTAGAAACAATAAAAAAGAGAAGTCAGAAGAAGTAAAAAAAAAGTAACGCTCACTGAACTTAAAGCCTTCGCACTTGGTGAACTTGGATGGACTGTTGAAAGGTGGGAACATAGCACATTACCGGAATTCAATATGGCCGGGATGGGTTATTGGAAGAACTGGGAACGGAATATAGCTTGGATGATGCGAGAAATAATCTATTCAATGCTTAAGGGGAACCCGAATATTAAAGAAGATACAAAACCAAAATCAGTACAGGAAGTTTACAGGATCTCAGATGATGATAAAGTACAGCAAAAAAAGAAGCAGGATTTAACGCCCGAAGATATTGAGTATTTCAAAAACGTGTTTAAAAAAGATTTATGAGCTGGTTAAATAACCTTATAGTAAAAATCAAAGGGGATAAAACGCAACTCGATAGCACCCTAAAAAGCTCTGAGAGTTCAATAGGAGGCTGGGGGAAAAGAGTTGCAGGGATATTTGCAGCCGCTTTTGGAATATCAGCTATTATCAGCTTTGGGAAAGAGGTTATAGGACTTGCCAATAAAGCGGAAGGTGTAAAAACGGCCTTTCAAACATTAAACGCTCCGGGGCTTCTGCAGGGATTAAGACTTGCAACCAGGGGGACGGTTACGGATTTACAGTTAATGCAAAAAGCTGTACAGGCCCGCAACTTTCAGATCCCGCTTTCGCAGCTTGCAACATATTTTGAGTTTGCGACAAAAAGGGCTATTCAAACCGGGGAATCAGTTGATTATTTAGTTGACAGTATAATAACAGGTATCGGGCGAAAATCTGTACTTGTTATGGACAACTTGGGTATTTCAGCTGCAGCCCTTCAAAAAGAAATACAGAAAACAGGCGACTTTGGAATAGCAGCCGGAAATATTATCCGCGGTGAATTAACATCAATGGGGGAAGTTGCTGATACAACAGCCATTAAGATAGCGTCTATTTCAACAGCATGGGCAAATATTAAAACAGGTATAGGGGCGCAGATAACTCAGTCACCAATATTTCAGGGAATAACAAACTGGATCGCAAACGTGGGTAAATTTGCACAGGCACCTGGGATGTCGCTTGCACAGGCTATTTATGGAGCTACATTCAAGGCTGATGAGTTTAATAAAATACTTGACGACTCAAATAAGGCAATAGCTGAAAATGCATCCGCAGTTTTAAAACAAGCAGAAGTAAAAAAGAAAGCTTCTCAATGGGCTTTGGAAGGTGCAACCTCTGGCTATGGTAAGGTACCGGGACAAGTTTCAACAGCAGGCATTAAGCCTTCAATAACAATGCCTGAAAAATCATTTGACCAGCAGTTAAGGGAAGTTTTAGGTATTAAAGAGGGGCTGGCTTCAGGTCCTTCCATACCTGACGGGATTAATTTAATGAGGGATGAAACGGTTGTGGCCCTTGAAAACTTCAACTATCAGCTTGCAGACCTTTTCAAAGAGGGTGTTATGATTGTCACGGACAGCATTGAAGATATGTTTGCAGCCATGACCTCCGGGGATTGGTCCAGTTTTGGAAATAAGTTATTAATCGGTTTTGCTAATTTTTTGTCAATGTTCGGTAAGTTGTTAATTGCCTATGCCGTATCGCTGGAGGCTTTTCAGTCAACAATGGGAAACATCTTCTCATGGCCTGTTGCTCTCGCTGCTGGCGTTGGTGCTATTGCTATTGCCGGGCTTATCAAGGGAGCAGCAAGTAAAGCCGGAAGTACAGTTAACAGTGGGGGAGCGTCAGGAGGTGGAGGTTATGGATCCGCGCAAATGAATAACATGCAGGTTAAAGTCATTGTAGAGGGCAAAACATCAGGAAAAGATATTTACTGGTCAAATCAAAGATATGCAGCTGAATTAAATCAGAATACATAAGTGAGTTTTGAAATAAAATACAGGTGTGAGTGGTACGACCGCTTAAAGTTAAAATGGAGATATGACATTTTAGAGGATGCCTTTGCCGGAAGCATTACAGAACTTCAGGCTTCATCCGATCCTTTGACAATAGACTTTTTAAGCGGTTCAGATGATATATTTGAAAGTAATATCAGAGGCTCAAAATGTGACCTCAAAGTAAAAGTTTCAACTTCATTTGCACTCTCTGACCTTTATACTGTTCAAGATCGAAAGTTCAAAGTAAATATTTATTATAACAATAGTTCCCTATTCTGGACCGGTTACATTGTTTCAAATAATTATCAGGAAGCATATAACGACACCCCTTATGATGTAGTTATTTCAGCTAATGATGGGCTGGGTTATTTGAAGCAGATACTTTATGATGATGTGGGTACATCTTATGACGGTAGGATTTTAGAAAGTCAGATCATTATTGACATACTTGCTAAAATAGGAGTTGTAGAATTTAAAGAAT